AGGTTGTTACGTCGTCGATGTAGTCGAGCTTGTTGACCAGCGTGACGGCAGGGCTGTCGCCGGTTTTAATCGTGGCCGATCCGGGAGCCTGCTTGTGCCGGGTGGCCCATTGGACGGCTCCACGAATCCGCCCGCCAATGGACTTGCCCGCGTTGATCCACGATCCCTTGGCGAAGCCAACCCGCTTCTGGATGCGGGCGATGTAAGTGTCGCGAGCCTTCGCGCTTGTGACGATCTGCTTTGGCTTGGCCGCGCCAAGCTGTCCCCACTTGTGGAGTTTCGGATCGAGGCGGCCGACCGACAGATCCTTCCAGCCGGAACTTGTCTGACGCAGGTTGTTTTCGGCTCGTGTAAATCTCCGGTTCTGGATGTTAGCCCAGAAGCGGTCAGCGGCGGCCGGGTTCGACTTGCGGATTTCCTCGAAGGCGTCCGATGGCAGTGCAAACACGCCGCCGATGTCCTTGGCCACTGCGTCCTCTCCGGTCTTCTTCGCTTTCGCGGAAAATCCGAATGGGCGGGTGTTGCGTGCGAGTTCCACCGCCAGGCCACGCGCTTCCTGTTTCACCAAGGACAGAAGAGTCCGTCCTACTTTTTCCGGGTAGCGGCGCAGCAGGCGTGCGACGTCGGATGCTCCCTTGAGCTTGGCGGTAAAGCGAACGGCATCACTCATCGGTGGAGGTCAGGCTGAGGGTGAGGACAGGCGAGCGTGGATGGTTGCCCACCTTGGCGATCCGGTATTCGGTGCCGTCCACTTCGATGCGTTCGCCGAACTTCGGCAGGGCTCCCGGAAATGCGAGCTTCGGCACTCTGAGGCTCAGATCCGGCGACTCGACGAATCCGCCCATGTCGATCTGCTGGTCGTTGCGCACGCGGCTGACGAGCACGAGCAAATGGACGCCCTTCCAACGCGCCTGGACACCATGCTCGGTGAGAAGCTGATTGAGGTCGGCGAGGATTTCCGATTCGAGACTCATGCCCGTGGGATGCTGTCAAAAATGCAACACCCCCTCCAGTTTCCCGGAGAGGGCGTCCCATGAACCCCAATATACCAAAGTATTACACCGGGCGGGTAATGCGCTCCAACATCGGCTTGTTGCCTGGAGCGAAGCCATACATCAGGGTGAAGCTGACTTCCTGCTTGCCGAGGCGGCCGTCGTAACGGTCGCGAACCTGCATCGAAAGACCGGTGCGCGGGTCGGTGACGACGCGGATCACGGTGTCGCCGGTGTTGGCTGGCACGTCCGGCACGCGGGCGGCCATGATGAGGGACTCGCGGATGCCGGCGAAACCGACCAGGCGTTCGGCGTTCTCGGGCAGAGCCGAGTATTCGATCACGGCGAACCCGTTCACGTCGGGCAGCATTCCGGAAACCACGACGTTGCCCGCCTGCGGGGTGATGTAGGCCTTGTAGAGAGCCTCGTCCTTTTGCAGCGAGTTGTAGTAGTCCGAGTTGACGAACATGAAGCGTCCCATGTCGGGAATGAAGCGCTTGTTGAGCTTGGTGCCGATGTCCACCACGTCGTCTCGGCCGAAATCCACGGCGGCCACTTCGGACTTGTTGTTGAAGTTGGCGTTCACGATGAGCGCCATGAGGTCATCGCTGACTTTTCGGCCAAGCGCATACGCCACCTTGTCTGCATAGCGCTGGTTGAGGTCGATCTCGCTGGTGGAGCGTTCGACGTCGGTGATCGCGTAGCCAGCGTATGCGTGCTTGTCGATCTTCACCGTGACATCGACCTGCGCCTGGTCGTCGGGGACGTAGCCGGTGGCGGGATCGAATTCATGCGCGACGGTGGGCGTCACGATGTGAGTGACGATGTCCTGATTGAACTTCACGCTCGCGGACGAGAAGTCCGTGGCAATGCGGCTCAGGATCGGGAACTTCGCGAGCAGGGTGGTGAGCGCCGTTTGGGCGATCAGCGGAGAATTGACGGTGGCGTTGCTGTTGGACATGGCGGATTAGCGGTTGAAGTGGGTGGAGAGGTGTTGGTGATAGAAGGCGGCGGCTTCTTCGGGCTTGTTGGCGTCCACGAGCCGCGTGTATTCGGCGACGAGGTCTTGAAGCGAAGTGGCTTGGGTGACGGTCTCCTGGTTATCCCCGGCAGGAGTGACACGGGCGGGCATCGTGGTGCCGGTGGAGGCGACGACACGGGCGACCTCGGTCTGAACCTTCCGGTCGAAGTCGGCTTGCGATGCTTGGAGTTCGGTGACTCGGGTTTGCAATGCAGTGACCTGTCCGTTCGCCGCATCACGTTCGCCGGTGAGCGTGTCGAGTTGAGCCGAGAGGGTTTCGACCTCGCCGCGCAGGGAGGTGACGGCGGCTGACTCCTCACTGAGAAGGTCGGCCTGGGCTTGGTGGTCCCGCTGGAGATTGGCGAAATCGGTGCGGGCCTGGGCGAGTTCGTCTTCGATGGTGGTGTCCATTGCCCGTGATCCGGTGTCAACCGACGCGTAATAGACCCGCAGGCGGCGCATCGCTTCGGCGCGATCCGTCACCATTCCCGCGAGGTTGTGGCGCTGTGCCTGCTTGCCACTGAAGGTCTGGCCTTCCATGGCTTCGGCGGAGATCGCACGTTTCTTTGCCAGCACCGCCGCATGGAAGTCGCGGGCGATTTCCGCGAGATTGGAGGAAATGAGTTCGCGCTGGTCGTCGGTGAGCGGCGTGCCGGGTGCGCCCATCGCCTTGTATTTGCCGACGGAGAAGACCTCGACCTTGATGCCCGCCTTATCGAGGGCGGCGGAATTATCGACAACCGCTTGCACCACGCCGATGGAGCCGACCTGTGCGGAGGGCGTGGCGTAGATGGCGCGGGCTTGGCTTGCCACCCAATAGGCAGCGGAGCACATGAGGCCCGACGAGAAAGCATAGACCGGCTTCTTCTTGTCGAGGGCAGCGACGGCATTCGCCAGTTCCGGCGTGCCGGCCACCGTTCCACCAGGCGAGTCGATGTTGAGGAACACCGCCTTGATGTCGTCGCGTCCCGCGGCCTCGCGAATCGCATCGCCGATGTCTTCGGAACTGGTGGCACCGAAAAAGATGCGGGCGAACAAATCGGGTTTGCGAAGAATCGGCCCCTCGATGGCAATCACTCCGACGCCGTCCTCGACGGCAAGCAGAGGATTTTCGGACGCCTGCTTGGGAAGCATCCCGCCGCGATCCACCAGTCCCCGCAGGGACGAAGCCATGGATTGCAGCGCTTCAGGCTGGATCAGCCACTCGCGATGTTGAATTACCGGACTCACGCCCGGATGGCTGTGTCAACGCAGCGCCGGAGGGTTTCCACAGCATCTCGACGGGCACGCCGTGTTTCTCCGCGGTTTCGAGGATGAGCTTCGCGTCACTGGCACGCCGTTCGATCTCCTCACCGAAGTCGGCACCGAGTTCCTGAAAGTGATCTGATAGCGTCTTGAGTCCCATCTCCACGTCGGCGCGGTTCTGTTGGGCTTCACGTCCGGCATCCACCGTGACCCGCTTGGGTGGCACGGTGCAGATTTTCCACCAACCTTCGGTGGGCGAGAGAATGCCACGCTCAATCGCATCGCCGATGACGTACGTCCACACGGGTCGGATCAGGCGGCGTTCGAGAATCATCTGCCGGAATGAGAACCGCCGATCCGCCTTGGCGACGACCAAGCGCACACCCGCACCGCCGACCTTGCTCGAATCCGCCGCGAACTCGAAGGGGATCATGCCGAGGGCGGAATCACGCCGCAGGTGTTCGAGGAATCCGGTGAAGGTTGGCGACGGGCGATTGCTCTGGAAACTGTCGAGCGATTCGTCGGGTTTCAGCGCCACAAGTTTGCCGCCGACGATTTTCTGGAGTGAAACGGGGTCGCTGGGTTCTCCACTGCCAGGCGCGCCGCCGACCACGAAGTCGCCGTTGTCGTCGATCTCGCCACGAGCGGTTTTCAGGATGCGGGACACGTCGGCATTGTCCTTCACCGCGTGCTTCTCCAGAGCCAGCAATTCCATTTCGTCGAGAACGTGGTTGATGGAATGCTGGATCGTCGGGTGGGAGCGCACGCCGCCCGCCCATTCCGGTTCGTGGATGTGCAGGATGGCCTCGGCCGGGAGATCGCGCCCTTTGCCATGGTCTTCCAGCACTCGGTAGAAGATCGGTGCGCCCCACGCGTCGAGACCAACGCCGTCGATGGTATCCCTCGATCCGAACTCATCACCGATGCGGTGCGATTCGATCAACTGGATGCGCGGCTCTCCCTCGGCATCGCGGGTTTTGTGGATGAAGTATTCGCCGTCGATGTCCATGCCCCGGCAGACGAGCGCCTGGCATTCCTCGAACGAAAACCGGCGCGTCACCTCGCAGCGGGCCGACCACAACGCGAAGTAGGCTTCGGCGGCACGATTCCATTCTGGTTGGGGCGATTGCGCCTGGACGCGGATACCATCGCCGGTCGAGTAGATCGCCATGTTGGCGACCAGTTCGCGCATGAAGCCGCTGTTCTTGTGGAGGTAGCGCGACTTGCGAACCAGCTCACTGCGGACACTCGGCGTGAGTTCGTTGCGGGCATCGGTGGGCGATGCTCCCGGCACACTGCCACGGCGGGGCGACCAGTTGGCTGCCTCGAACGGAGACCCCCATGCCTT